CTAGCCTCAGATGGATCTGCATAAGAACGCCTTCCAGCGCAGCAGTAGCCGCGTGGCGCACGTTACGCGCTCCGTTGATAATCCCACCAGTGGTTCAACGGTTAAGCGGTGTTTCGAGTGCTCTCAGAGCGCTCGTCTCACCAAGGAAACGATCCATAATGGCATGCAGTTGCTTCGGGTCAGGTACGGTTTACCGTATGCTGAGCTACCGGACTGCACGTCTATGGAACTCTCTCGTTTCCTCTCATTTCTTTTGCTACAGGGTAAGGAGCGGACCTCTGTAGCATTTCCTCGCCAACAAAAAAGAGTAAGAAAAAACACTACAAACTGCGAGGAAAAAATCGGTCTCTGTTCGTTACAGAGGCTGTGTCGAAGAGACAGGTGGGCTCTTGCCCACGGCTGCTCGTCAATTAGGCGCAACTTGCCGAAAAGTTGCCGACGACACACTCCCTCCGCGCGTAAAGCATGGGAAGCTAACGCGTGCTCTCAACCCCCTCCCCCTTCTTCCGGTTATCTCCAACACGTCCGGCGTGTTGTAACCGACTCCTTCCGTCCTGGATGGGACAGGAACTACCATTCCTTCGTCGGGAATCATGTTCCTAATCCCTCCTCCCGCGCCTGCAAAGGTCGTGCGGATGCCCTTTGGGCTGGACGTAGATCGGAGTTTATTACCGCTACTACCAGTGAGCTGGAGGTCACCCCTCCAGAGCTCACGGGGCGGTACAAAGACATCCTTTCCGCGGGCAAGACCAGGCCGATGCTCATCTTTGATGAGTCTGTCGAGCTACTTGCGCCATTGCATAAGCTATTGTATTCACATTTAGCTAAGCAGGATTGGTTGCTTTGCGGTCCACCGACCGATAAGAAGATGGCATCTGTCCTTGTCAATGCCGTCCAGACCTCGGTAGATCTGGTTGCTGCAACTGACGGGCTTGACCTCACGGTCACCGAAGCCATCCTTGATACCTTGTTCTTCACTTCTGTGAAGATACCCCGTACTCTTAGAGCGTTGGCTAAGAGTTCTCTAAGACCCTCGTTCCTTGGTCTCGGGGGAAAAGTGAAAAGGATCAGTCACGGACAGATGATGGGAGCCTACCTCTCCTTCCCTCTACTCTGTATCCACTCTTACTGCGCCGCCTCCTGGGCGGCTCGGGATCAAGTGGGAGCACGTTTCCTCGTTAACGGGGATGACACGGTCATCTCTGCCGGACGAGCTATTAGTGTGCAGGACTACCCATTTGGGTACCGACTCAACGCTGATAAGACAATTCGTGCTGAAAACGTCGCCGAGCTCAACTCGACCGTTTTCTTAAGGAGTGGAGGGAAGTGGCGTGAAGTGCGCCATCTTCGGAGAGGAGGAGCGGTGGCCGATTTCCCCGGTATGATCCATATGGCGAAAGCCGTCATGGTGACACCCGGGTTTGTGGACGCCTATCAAAGGTGTCGAATCGGTCGCCGATGGGGTTTCCTCCCCAGCCAACTTGGTCACAAGACCTACCCTGCTTACTTGAGAGAGCGGGGCCTCAGGGTCCGTCGTTTTTGGACGGCCTTGCCGGAACCCTCTGATGAGGTTGTGTTCCCTGAGGAGTTGGTTAGGATCACCGGAAGGGATCCTACGCCCGTAGAGGCTGAGGCTCTACGAGTAGTCATGTGGAACTACGGGCGCTGGGGGGGTTCGAAGAGAGACGTATTTTCTCCGTCCTGCGGGAAAGTACGTCGGAGTTATCATTATAGGGTCCAGCCCTGTAAGTCTTACCTGAGCTTTGTCGGTTCAGGGAGACCCAAGTTATCCTCCCTTGGTGAAAAGGAGGCCGGACTATCACTGGTTCCTGCCAGTTTTATGTCCGAAGAAGAAATGAGAGGGCTCGCGGACCTCGAACAGTTCCGGAGGAACTGGGACAGGGGCTTTATCCTCTCAGAGGACTAGCACTGGACCGCGAGCGATGAGTTCCAGTGGGGAACCAATCGTTTCTGGCCGGTTGTGTACCGGCGTACGTGAACCCATGGTTAACGGCGGGTTGCCCTGTAGGTCGTAACACTCGTGGAGGAATCTATCCCTTCGAGCTCCTAGTGAGTGTAGAAGGGTTACGAGACCACGGTGCGTATCTTAGCGCCTTAAAGTGCCGCATGGGAAGTGTATCCAGCCAGTGGATGATCCCTCCGAGGAGGGTGATTAGAGGCGGCTTAAAATCCGCGGCAGAGAAAGAACAACCTCTGTACTGGTTGCGAGTAGCGTGCGTCGGTTCGTCGCGGGGTCACCACCAGGGTGACAGGACGACCGGGGGTGAGGTGTTTACTACCGCCGGGGTAGGAACACTAGCGAGAAGGGAATTGGATCTGAACAAATGAAAACCATCGGTGTGGCGCTCCTCCGGGAGTGAGCTGCGTCCCTCCTCGGGAGATGGCTAGTAAGAGTAGCGGGTCCATGAACTGGATCGCATTAGCTCCACC